AGTGCATATAATATTCCCTCGAGCCTGCCCACCCATGTTGCCATTTCGGCCATTTCTTTTACGAGCTCTTCCCTAGCCGAAACATAATTTTGAGAGTTTCTACCAGTCTTGTCATTAAATGTAGTATGTATATTATCTATATCACCGTAGACACGCTGCTCTAAGTTCTTTACTTCTACTTTTAATAAAGCAATAGTAGTAGTGCTTTCATCAATTTGATTTGTAAGTTTGCTTGTGTAATTAATAGCCCCGTAAGTTGCCGCTAATACAGACAGCACGATAGGTAATGAAGCTAAGTATTTAAAGTATTTCATATCCCTCCAGGATTATGCGTCGGTTTTTTTTATTATACCAGGTATAGGAAAAGAATTAAAGGGTAAACAAAACGCTGTAGTTTTAAGATTATTCTTATATATCAAGTCTTTAGACTCATATACTCTTATATAATTATCTAATGCATTTGTACATTCTAATTCTGTTGGATATAATAAGGCATTATATTTAACTGATGGTGCGTTTGGTATTGATATAAACATTACCAATAAGAATATTTTCACTTTCCTCTCATATATGTTTTATGTGGTTCGTATTTTAACCATTTTATAAATTTAATCCAGTAGTTTAGCATGAGTCCTTAAATGGGGATCTAAGCACTACATGAGCGCCAAGATCCACCGAGATGAAATGAAGTTGAGAAACTATTATATACTTGACAAGTTATTACAAAGCAAGAAATAAATTATTTTTACCTTGACATAATAATGGCGGAAAACAGCCAAATAATGTGCTTGTATTTTTACCTTGCAAATGTTATAATGAGAACAAATATATAAATAAAATTGATTGGGAAATATGGACAAATGTCTGAAATAACAATCATGTTTTTATGCCTTTATTTATATAACATTGGATGTTAAGTTCTTTTATATCTTCTCAGAAGCACTATTTTAGAATTTAACATCTGAGTAAAGAAAGATAATTATGTTAAGTATAAAAAAATTTGATGATTGGGTAAACAAATCTATTAAAGATAATAGGATTGTATATTACCGTGGGTACATATGTGGACCATGGTTACAAAAATTATCACCTACCTCTGATGAGCGTAGGGTAAGAACATTAAGGCAACATGTATATAGCTCTTTTGAAAAGGGTGTTGTTACATTGGTGCAGAAGAAACACGCAGATTTTGATTATGAATACATAGCAGTGAGGGTGTAATGTTTTTAGGTTTAATGAGTGTATTATTAGTTCCTTTAAAAATAGTTTTAGCTGTTTGGATTTGTTACCATGTCTATGGATTTGTATTTGGATTATAAAGGGGGATGAATGAGTAAATTTGGTGATTGGGTATACGACAGCACAGTAGCAGATGAATACCAAACTGAATACAAGAATGGTATAATGGTAGGTAAACCAGTGTGTGAAATGGTTAATGTTTATGATGCTATTCACAAGGCAAGTGATAAATTTTATGATCAGACTTTTGAAGGAAACCATAAGATAGCTGCAGAAGCTCATAAAGAAGCACAGTATTATGAAGGATTCTTGGATAGCACAGAGTGCCCCAAGTACCCAGGATTTTAATATGAGTAAATTAGAAAAAATACTAATATACTCTTTGATAGGGTTCCTAACAATATATATGACTGCTCAATACATTAGGGTTTTAATATGATAGAGGAAAAAAAGAGATTTGATATTAATGAGGCTCCAATGGTTCGTGTAACGTGGCTCGATGCCCGGGATACGGAAACTGGTTGGATGGATATTAAAAAAGTTCTTGATGCACCACTAGCTAAATGCCAGGAGGTGGGTTGGATGGTAGTTAATAATTCTGATAAGATAGTTATTATGCGATCACATAGTGTGTGCCCAGAGGATAAAGATGATATTACTGGAGGTGGAGGAATTGCAATTCCTAAAACATGGATAGCTAGAATAGAATATTTAAAGGTGGATCATGCAGACATACGAAATTAACTTATGGGAAGATAAAAAGATTATAGAGAAAGTTGTTAAGCAATTTAAGGATGGTGAAGAAGTATTAGAATACATAAGAGATAATTTTGATACGGCACCAAATCCACAGTACCCTCAACTAGATCCTAAGCGTGGTTATACGAGGCCCAAGGCTGATAAACATATAATAACCTGGTCTAAAGTGCATACATATGTACGTAAGAAAGGACCAACTAGAATACAATGGACAGACAAAGAAAAAGAACTACAAAATACACTGGAGAAATCCATAACTAGAGAAACTATAGATGAATGGGGCAACAATGAGATGATGCGACAAGTGAGTAAGAACTATGGACCTAATCCAGATGCAAAAGGGTTTGATGATAAAAAGTAAAAAAGAAGGTTTAACACCTCGTCAACTAGAAGTATTTAAAATGATAAAAGAGTATGTAAAACAGAATGGGTTTTCCCCTTCTTATGAAGAAATTAAACAGGTATTAGGATATAGTTCTAAGAGCCCTGTACACAGCATGATTCACAGGCTTATAGCTCGTGGCTGGATCAAAAATGGAAATGGCCGAAATCGGTCAATTTCTATTATATAAGGTGTCTGTATAGTGGAGATTTTGCTCAAAAGTTTTTTTATGTTTTGTAAAAAGCAAGAAAGTGGTGACACAGTGACACATTTAGTGATTAAGTTAGTAATATCAATGGTTTATAGTGTGTCACCTATGTGTCACTACTCTAAACAACGCAAGGAACTTTTTTACTTTTTAGATACTAAAGAGAGTAAAATCTCACCTATACTGCGGGTTACCAGGTGGTAGATAAGAGATTGATTGATGACACAAGTGGTGACACAAAAGACATGTCTATTAAACACCCTAAAAATGATAATGGTTTGACAGATAGGCAACAAGTTTTTGTTAAAATATACACAGAAAATGAAGGTAGGTTGACTCCTACAGAATGTGCAAGACAAGCTGGGTATAAAGAAGATAGAGCTTCTGTTACCTCTTCGGAATTATTAAATGGAAAAAAGCACCCAAAAGTAGTAGAAGCTGTTTTGGCAAGACGTGCTGAATTAGAAAAAACACATGAAGTTAAACTTTCAAAGCATGTCCAGGAATTGGCAAGATTACGTGATCGTTCTCTTTCAGAGAAGTCTTATAGTGCTGCTGTTAATGCTGAGCGGTTGCGGGGGCAAGCTGCCGGATTGTACATTGACCGTAAAGAAATTAGGACAGGAAGTATTGACTCTATGTCGCGTGATGAAGTTTTAGCTAAGCTTAAGGAAATTGGATTAGATGGTAAATTTAAAAAACAAGGTAATGAAACTATCTTATCGGTCGAAGAGAAATCCGATAGCGAAGGACTTAAGGACATCACCCCAGTACAAACAAAAAGTAATAAAGGACAAGAAAAAGTATGACCGTAAAGGGGGAAACAAACTTTTGGAAGACTTTCAAAACATACTTAAACAATGGTGATTATATATTTTCAAGATTAGAATCTTACGTTACACCAGGATTCCCAGATTGCTTAATATTTCACAGTGTAACAGGTTTCTTTACCGTTGAATTAAAGGTAACAAATAGTAACAATAAGGTACTAATATCACCCTTCCAAATTGGGTGGAATATGCGCCATAGTTTAGCAGGAGCACAGTCTTATATCTTAGTTGGGGGGCTCCCCAATGGCCATGTCAAACTGTTTCATGGGTGTAAAACCAAGGAACTAGCTCAAAGCACCTTGGATCTTGTGCCCGGGCTGTATGAAGGACCGCTCAAGGACCTCGATCTTATAGGCAAACTCCGAAACTCCATGGCCTCAAACCATTTGTCAATGTGACATGATGTCGCGGTTGGCCGCCCGGTGCCCGCGGGACAAACTCCGAAGCAAACTCCGAAGAAAGGGCAGAAGACTGGGATCCTTGTTATTAGCCCGGGCGCGCAGCTCCTGTAGCTCTCCAGGAGCTGGTCAATTACGCAAACTCCAATGGCGGTTTTCCTAGGTTATTTGTCAGGGAAGATCCTGCAGCTCGCAGCCCGGGCGCGCAGCTCCTCGGCGAAGCGTACATTAAAAGTTATCCACAAAAATTTTGTGAGAGGGGTTGTAATAGATGTCATTAGGTGTTATATAATAATTAGAAATAGAACAAAGGAGTTTATATGGTTATAAGAGAAGACGAAGATACAATAGTTACTGCATTAAGTAGAATAGCAGAGGCAATCGAGGACAACT